ATGGAAAACACACGAAGTCAATTTGGGGGGCTAAAAACATGTTTGAACATGAATTATGATTTGTTTGGAAATCCGATTGTTGTCGACGAAATATTGCGCGACAAATTCATCGAACCGCCATTTTCGGTTTTGGATACGAAATCGGGGAATTGGCAAAAAAGAAAACGCACATGGCAACGTTTGGGCATTCGGTCCGAAATAGGTCGGGATGCCAAAACATTCAATTTTGATTCGTGGTTGGTTGATAAACCAAAAAAAGGATCAATGAAATTGAATGACACGTCAATATTTGATCCGGCGTTGTGCGAGGTTTTGTATCATTGGTTCGTTCCCGATGGCGGAAAAATTTTGGACCCATTCGCCGGCGGTTCGGTGCGCGGAATCGTTGCAAATAAATTGGGGTACAAATACACCGGCATTGATATTCGTCCGGAACAAATTGAATCCAATCGCGAACAGGGTTTGGAAATATTGGAAACCAACAATCAACCAAATTGGTATGTCGGTGATTCAAACATCGTGTTGAATGATATGACCGGACCATTTGATTTTGTGTTTTCGTGTCCGCCGTATGCCGATTTGGAGGTGTATTCGGATTTGGATGGTGACATTTCGAACATGAAATACAATGATTTTTTGATCGCGTATCGTGAAATCATTGACAAATCATGCCGATTGTTGGCGGATGGTGGATTTGCATGTTTTGTTGTTGGTGAGGTTCGGGATAGGCGTGGAAATTACATCGGGTTTGTTCCCGATACAATTGCCGCATTCCGCGATGCCGGTTTGGATTTTTACAATGAGGCAATATTGTTGAATGCTATTGCTTCGGCTTCAATTAGGGCTAACGGAAACATGAAATCGAAGAAACTGGTGAAGGTTCATCAAAACGTTTTGATATTTAGAAAAAATGGCAGGTAGAAAAAGAAAACCAACGGAAATGTTGAAGGCGTCGGACACGTTTCGACCGGACCGCCATGGCGGCAAAATGGAAATGCCGGTGACGGCACCAACACCGCCAACACAATTGGACGGGGTGTCGTCCGAGGCGTTTGAATTCCTATCCGCCAAATTGGTTGGGTTGGGTGTCGTGTCCGAATTAGACCGATACGCATTGCAAATGTTTTCGGATGCGTGGGAGGATTACGTTGCGGCGCGAAACATCATCCGCCAGCATGGCCCGACGTATTCAACGACAACGCCGGCGGGCGACACGATGTTCCGTCCGCGTCCGGAATTGTCAATGATGCAAAACGCATGGGACCGGTTGAAAAAGATGTTGCCGGAATATGGATTGACGGCGGCATCGCGGGCGAAGATTGACGCGAAGGAGCAGGTGGAGGATATTGATGATTTGTTGTCATGATTGACACGACGAAGGGCGAACGCGCCGTGAAATTCATTGAACGCATTTGCACGCATGTGAAGGGCGATTTGTCGGGCAAACCATTTTTGTTGGAACCATGGCAACGCGAATATTTGATTCAATTGTTTGGAACGATTGGTCCGGATGGATTGCGCCAGTACCGCACGTCGTTCGTGTTTTTGCCGCGTAAAAACGGCAAATCGAATTTGATTGCCGCGATTGGTTTGTACCTATTATTCGCCGACAATGAACCGGGCGCGGAAATCTACGTTGCCGCGGCCGACCGCGAACAGGCGAACGCAATATTTGAGGTTCAAAAACAAATGGTTTTGAATTCAACGTTGTTGCGCGACAAATGCAAAATTTATCGCAATTCGATTGTGTTGAACGGCACGAATTCGTACATCAAGGCGATCAGCGCGGACGCATCGACGAAACACGGATTTTCAGCGCATGCCGTGTTGTATGATGAATTGCATTCGGCCCCGAACCGCGAATTGTGGGAGGTATTGACGACATCGGTCGGCGCACGTTCGCAACCATTGGTTTTGGGTATATCAACCGCCGGGATTGACCGCGGTGGGTTGTGCATGGAATTGTACGAATACGGCAAACGCGTTCGCGATGGTGTGATTGACGACAAAACGTTTTTGCCGGTTATTTATGAGGCACCGATGGATGCGGACCCGTTTGACGTTGAAACGTGGCGCACGGCAAACCCGAATTTGGGCGTGTCCGTCCGCATGGATTATTTTGAACGGATGGCGGCCGAGGCGCGAATCCTACCAACGTCGGAAATCGCATTCAAACAATTGCATTTGAATCAATGGGTGTCATCATTCGACGGCTGGGTGACGGATTCCGATTGGATGTTGTCGGCCGGTGATGTGGACATGTCGGAATTGGCCGGTGAACCCTGTTTCGGCGGTTTGGATTTGGCGGCAACGTCCGACGTGTGTTCATTCGTGTTGGTGTTTCCGCGCCCGGATGGTTCGGTGAAGGTATTGCCGTGGATGTTTGTTTCGCAGGCGGCCGTTGATCAACGCCGTGGACGCACCGGTGCATCATACGATGCGTTTTCCGCCGCGGGTGAACTAATTGTCACGGACGGGAATTCGACGGATTACGACGTGATATTCACGCAAATGTCGAAATGTGCGGACATGTTCGATATCCGTTCCGTTGCATTCGACCGCTGGAATTCATCGGCGTTGGTTCAACGATTGATGGACGCCGGGTTTGATATGGACCCGTTCGGGCAGGGGTTCGCGTCGATGTCCCAACCAATCAAACAAATGGAAATATTGATCAAACAAAAGAAATTGAACCACGGCGGTCACGGGATGTTGCGTTGGATGGCATCGAACATTCAAACGAAAACGGATGAGGCGATGAATATCAAATTCGTCAAATCAAAGTCCGGGGACAAAATCGACGGGATGGTTGCGTTGGCAATGGCCGTCGGTGAATGGATGACAAACGACAATGACAACGCGGGCGGTTCCGTATATGAAACAAATGATATTCGATTTTTATGAAACAACAATTTGAAAATGAACGTGCAACGTTCGAATCCTTCAACCAATTGTTCAACGATTTGGTCGCGGAACACAAATGCAAAATTCTATCCTATGAGTTCACCGAACAACAACACGTCGACCAATACGGACGTCGCCGTTTTTCATCGTACTATTCATTCACCAATTGCCGCAAACACCATGCACACAAACGAAAAAATTGAACACGTCATTGAACGTTTGGAGGATTTGTTGATCTCTAAAAACAACACCTATGGCGATTCCCTACAAAACCCCGTTCGGATATTCTCGAAACTGGACCGCATGGATTCCATTTCCGGGCGCATTGACGACAAATTGTCGCGCATTGCGGCGGTTGGGATTACGGATGAAACGAAGGACACCCTGTTCGATTTGATGGGGTACATCGTGCATTTGATTATTGTTTTTGAGGATGAAAATATTTGATTTCGGTCAAATGTGTGTCGGGGTATTGTTTATTTAACATTTTGTTGTATGTTTACATCAACAAACAAACAAAACAACGAAATCATGAACAACACAATCGAAAACATCCAAGCGCAATTGACCGAAAAGGAATCCGAATTCCTTCAAACAATCATTGATTCGTATGATTCAAAAGATATTATTTGCTATGACAAACGATTGACCGCATCGCAAAAGGGTATCGCCGGCAGTCTTGTGAAAAAGGGATTCATTCATGATTCATACGATGGTATGGAGGATGAGGGAAATTGGTTCCCAAGTTGTGAGGTTTTAGAGGCATACAACCTTCCCGAACATTGGCCATACTAATCAAACGGGGCCGTCCATTAGGGCGGCCCTTTTTAAAACACAAACACATGAAAACCGAATTGACCGAATTGGCCCGTGCATGGAACATGTACATGAATCCAAAAACCGAAACCGAATTCAACGACGCCGAACGGGTGTTGTTGAGGTTCCACAAAAAATACGGAACGATTGATGTCGCAACAATTCGTTCGTTGATCAGTTAGGCGCAAAATGGAGTTTTGGTTGAACGTCGCCAAACTGGTTGGGGACCCTTTCGGGGGTCCCTTTTTCGTTTATGAACACAACGTTCCGTTCCCGTCGGGATGTGTTTTTATTTTTTTTTCTTCCGCCCCCTTACAGGGGGACGGAAAAAAAAATAAGAAACGACACGCGTCCCGAATGCCGTGGCAATAGTTTTCAACACACAAACAATGGTGCGGTTTTTTCATTATTTTTGTGATGCGCGCAAATTATATCCATGGCAAACGAACAACAAACATTGTTTGATCGTGTTCGGGCGGTGTTTAGAGCATCCCCAAACAACCCATCAACGTCGTTGAACAAACCGGCATCGTGGTTGTTCGATGCATTCGGTTCATCCAAAACGGGTGTTCCCGTCAATGAGAATTCCGCCATGCAATTTTCCGCGGTATGGGCCGCGGTACGAATCCTTTCCGAAACCATCGGTTCAATGCCGTGGCACGTTTACCAGCGTGACGGGGAATCACGTTTCATTGCATCGGCACATCCAATCGGCCAATTGATTCAGCATCCGAACGGGATGATGACGTCGTTGGTATTCCGTGAAACGTTGATGGCGCATTTGTGTTTGCACGGCAACGCATTCGCCGCAATTGAACGCGACGCATCCGCACGCCCCACCAAATTGGTCCCGGTTCATCCGGACCGCGTACAAATCAAGGTCGTCGAGGGAGAAAAATTCTACCACGTCGACCAAAAAATCGTGTACACGGATTTCGAAATGATTCACGTTTGCGGATTGTCGTTTGACGGCATCCGTGGCAAATCACCATTGGCGGCGGCGAAGGAAACGTTTGGCATCGGATTGGCCGCAAACCAATTTGGTGCGGAATTCTTTGGCAACGGCGCGAACGTCGGGGGAATGTTAGTACACCCCGGACGTTTGACGGACGACGCGTACAAACGTTTGAA